ACAGCCCCGTCAAATCAATTTGGAAAGCTGAGTCACCTATTGTTTGTGACCCATCAATAGTATATACACTGCTTATAGTTGAGTCAGGTATTTGTGTGTCTCCAACAGATTCACTAGTAAGGCTAGTTTCGTATAAAAATTGTACATCACTACCATTGCTATCTACTAAATCATATCCTTCAATGTAATTAGCATACATCAACCTATTACCCATTATTGTCTGAGCCTTAGCTTGTAGTGGTACGTTGTCGTATAATCTTAATATCTCTGAATCAGGAAGAACTGTAAATATCTTACTGTTACTGAATAAGAACGTGTAGTTTGCATTATCCACATATCCTTGCTTTTGTTTATCAAGCTTCTCAATTACTTTGATAACATTTGAATCAGCCTCCTTAAACAATAAATCAATACCTCTTACTAAAGGTCCACCAGTGTTAAATGTGATATTAACTCCATTCGCCTCATTGACCATACCTTCGTTTAGGAAGCTATTGATACTAAAGTCAAATGGATTAGGGATAAATGCAGGAGCACTAAACTGAGATATTGCAGAGTACTCGTTATCAGCATATCTATATCTATATGCAAAGCATAAGAATCTAGTCTCCATAAAATTCTCTTGACCATTTAATCTTATGGGAGTAATGCTTGGAGATTGAATAGGTGGTTTTTTTATAACCAACAATTGCTCTGCCAATATTGGACTATCAATATTTAATGTTGGTATAGAGTACAATCTTGTTGGGTTAATGAACCTAGGTGGATTCAAATCATCTGTAAAGAACAATAAGTTCTCATTTAGAGTACCGGTTTTAATTAGGCTAATCCCTGTGATTAGATAACTTTCATTGAAATTCAATGTAGTATTTACGCCACCTCCATCGTCAATGCTGACAACGTGATAAGTCAATATACCAGTTATTACATTAAATGAAACTATCAAGTCTAGTTTCCCAGTAGCTCCCACTGGAAAGTCTGGGTCGTGAACAAACCAATATAAAGTATTAGCTTCTCCATCCTCATATGCCCCTATACATTTAGCAAGGTTACTCAAGGATGTGCCGTCAATATAGGTAAGGCTAGTAAGCTGCTCATTCCCTTTAGTGTTTTCAATTACTCCAATCTCGGATAATTCGGTAGACCCCATACGCACGTTCATTGCGTCAATGTATTCTCCTTCGGGTAAAAGACGCTCGTCAGTTACCTTATTCATTCTACCAGCTACAAATGTTCTTGTGAATTTTGGCATATTACTTTAACCATTTATCATTACCACGCAGACTCATCAACAATCTACCGGGATGTATATTACTTATTCTAATTTTAGCGTTCCTTAACAATGCTTGCTTTTCTTTTCTTGCACGAGCAACAATGTACTCTTGCACATTCAGCTTGGATGCTAACATCTCATACTTGATACACGCATACACATATTGCTCAAACAATTTGTTAACTGATATAGCAGACTCGTCACCGTTTTCCATTCCATCAGATACGTACTCAAGTATGCATAACTGACCACGCATATCACTATTGAAGTTTATAACACCTCTCTTCTTGTCTACGTTGAATGTTGGGTTGATGTTAGCAGTTTCAGTATTCAATCCGAACCTTTCCCCAAACCAATAATCAAAATACCACATCCCATCTATGTACCACCCTTCCTGTCCGTCAAACATATGACCGGGATTCAAGTAAATGTTTTTCTTTGAACCTTTTAATCTATCGTAATCTATAGTTGAGTTCTGAGGTTCAAGGATATTCCCATTCATATCAAACAATATAAACCCATCATTATCCTGCAAGTATGCATTAGATGAAAGGGTTTGGATGTTTTCAGTCATTGGTCTTAGATACCCGTCCTTATACAATGATATGCGAACCCAGTTCACATAATCTGATGGCAACACAAATATTAAATTGTCAGCCACTGTAAGTTCTAGGACCTTGATTTCTTTGAATGCATCATAGTTTAATTCTTGTATCGCACGTTTTGCGTGGAAAAGTATTTTGTATCGTGCTTCATTACTAATCAATGATAAATCTCCTGTGTACATTAGCTGAAAGTTTTTAACTATATCAGCCAAACTAACATATTGGTACGAACCCCAGTTAGCATCTTCTGGGGTTGTACCGTTGTTGGTATAGTATTGATATTGGGATATATATGCCATAATTTTTATTGTTGTACACTAAGTGTAGGTTCTTCGTGTGCTTGTTGTGCCATACCAAATTGAGCAACTTCTGTTTCTCTGATAGACATACCTGCATACTCAAGAATTTTTGTAACCAATTTGTATTCATAATCAATTGGCAATTCAAAATCTTGATAGTCTGGTTGAGTCTGGTCAAATACAGGCTCACCTCCTAATAGATTTATGTATGTCCATTTCGGAGCAAGAGGATATCTGAAATAATTCATTACAACTTGACCAATCAATCTATATGATGGTGGCATCACAGTTATCTTGTCACCTTGCAAAGAGTATGTTGGGAACAATACAGATGATGCAGTTAGCAATGATGTGTTTAAAAGTACTAATTTATCTTGAGTGATTTTTTCAGCTTCAACAGCACTGCTTGCTTTATATATAGCAAACCCCTCTCCGGGAATTGTAAATATATCATTATTGATATTTATAACAGTAGAGCTAACAACCTGTATTACTTGTGCTATTTGATTAGTAGTTGAATTTACAACAACATCTCCAGCTACAATACCAAGTGTATTGAAAGAAGCAGCGGCATCAACCAACTGCCCTGATACAACAGTAGTGTTGCTCCCAAATGCATATTGCGTTGGATAACATATAACTCTTGAAATTAAATATGAGCTGTCCCCAGTAGTAATCAGTGATGGTGAATAATAAACATTACCCAAGTAATTGCTTAATGGCTTAGTCACGTTAAATATTTCCAATAGCTCCTCATAAGTTTGAAGGATATCTCCATATCCTTCATACATCTGTTTCATATTCTGTCCAACAGAAAGTTTATTATATGCAGAAAAAGCTTCTTCAAACATTTCCATTTGAGCTTGAGCTGCAAATAAATTAAAATCAGAAGGAGATATATACCCGTAGTTATTCTTATTCAAGATTGACAATACGGTGTTTCTTACTTCATTAATCATCGTGCCTTTTTATACAAAGATAAATAAAAAAAAAGAGGGTGATTGCACCCTCCTCTTTTAACCTTAAACATAAATATGGAAAACTTATATACTGGTTTCTAGTAGCTTCAAAGCGTCAATGCCTTCATCGCTCTGCAAATAGACAGCAACGCTAGTATATGGGTCTGAATCGAAAGGAACATTCATCATCTTCTTCTTGTTAGATGTGGTGTTGAACCACACTTCTTTTGTTCCGTTCTTAAATATCAGCAAGTTAGCAGCAAAGAATCTGTGTACGTTTGCTTCAAGCTTCAACATAGGGTCGTTGATTGAATCCAAGAAACTCTTTGGTTGATTCTTAGCGTAAAGCAATACATCACGCTTAATCTCTGCCGAGCTATACTTGGATGGGTCTCTACCGAACAACACTCTAAATACCATCTCCATTTGTTCAAATGGCATTGAGCGTGCTTCGATAAGGGCATCAACCTCGTAGTTGATTTCTTCCATCTCTAACTCAGCATCTTTCTCGTTGTCAACCTCTTCAAACAATCTACCATTCAAGGGATGGTAATAAAGGAATTGTTGCAACACTTGGTTTTCTTTTGGTACAATCAACATACCATCTTCAAATACCACAGGCTCTAGTATGAAATTACCATCCTGCTCATCTTCAAATGGTGACTTTTGATTTCGTGCATAACGCAATGCACGGTTTAATCCGGTCTCTTCATCAAAATGCATCAAAGGATATCTTCTAGTATTTCTTGAAGGGATTGTGTAAGACAATGGGCTCATCCCATTCTTTAACTTGTAGGTCTTATCTACTAATTGTATTGACTTTTTGTTTTTCATTTGATATGATTTAATTCTTAAAACAAAGGAGAAGAGTGTACTTGAGTACACTCCCCTCCGTTTGATTAACTTTAATTATGCACCGTAACGGAACAATACAAAGTTATTAGCACCCAAGGTACAAACGCAACGCTCAGACAAGAAGTTAACGGTCATTGCGTCAAGGTCACTTGTTTGTGCACCTCCAGCAGAACCGGTAATCCAAGTCTTGTATCTGCGGTCCTCAGTCTCAGACGCACGGTAACGCACGTGTAAGAAAGGACGCTTGGCATTCTTACCCATGATTTGGTCATACACGTTAGTAGAACCAGCAGGAACAAGAAGACCAGAAATAGTACCAGTCAAACCAGCTGTTGTGTTTGTTGCCAAACCACCACGCATAGTTGGGTCATTCAAGTACTTCCAATCAGACTTATAGAAATCATAACCTCTACGGAAACCGGTGAAGCCAAGATTCAAAGCCATTTCAGTATCGTTATCAAACAAACCGAAAGAAGCTGAGTTAGAAGAACCCCCTGACACGTAACCATTCAAGCTGGCTAACATATCATCAATATCGAAACTGAAGTCACGATTAACGAAGATTACGTTCTCTTCGATAGCACCTTGCTTGTCTAAGCGAGCAACGATTGCATCAAAGTCAACCAAGGTAGATGGAGTACCACCACCCCAGATATTACCACGCTGTTGAACAGTGTAGAAGATACCGTTAGAACCGATGAAACCAGCGGTAGCTGCACCAGAACCAGCGATAGCAGGAACTGCTTCAATCATTGCGGTCTCTAAGTAATCTTCAAAACGCAAACGAGTCTCGTGCTCAGACTTCAAGTACCACAAGTAACCGGTAGCACCGTTCTCAGTGGTTACTTCAATCCATCCAATGAATGCCATATCTGAACCGTTCACTTCATAAGTGTCTTTCAAGATGATGGGGTTGTTGGAGAAGATATCATCTTCTGCTTCCAAAGAACCAACCATCCCGTTAGTTCCTTTTTTAAATTCAGAACCATAGATGAATACAGTACAAGGCTGAGATGCAGCGAATGTCTGTCCACCTGACTCATAGTAAGCCACAGTGAAAGTGTAAGGAGCAGTGAAAGGGGTAGCAGATACCGCAGTTACAATAGCCTTGTTACTTTCACCAGTTGAGTTACGCTGAATGAAGACGGTTTGACCAACACGAACTGGTACGCTGGTAACGCCAGTATCAGAGATAGTCAAAACAGCAGTGTTAGAACCGGCAGCAGCAGCAGAAGTCACGTTAGTAAACTTCAGGTGCAAACGACCTTGTTCAGCCCATTTGATTTGGTCTGAGTTAGAAGGCATCTCTGCTCCTACCATACGTAGGAAAGATGCGATAGTACGATTACCGTAACGCTCAAATTCTTTCTCGTAAGTATCAGGAAGATACTGGTTCAAGAAGTTGAAGTTGGTAACATAGTTAGTAGACAACGCCACACGTTCAGCACTCGGCTGAAGGGCGAAGGTAGGGGTCGCTAATATTGAACCTGCCATTTTGTTTAGTTTTTAAATTGTTGTTATAATCTTTTTGCACTTCGGATTTTTAAACTCCTCCCAGAGTCGGGGTTTAACTCCCTAATTTGAACCCCTTCTTTGGCAGTTGTCTGAGGAGCTACACGTTCAGACATTTGAATATTCTTAATCTTACGTGTAACATCATCAGTTGCATCTGCTTTGCCTTGCTCATAAAAGAACTTGGCAAACTTCTCAGGGTTCATTGCTACTGCTAAAGCTTTGTGGTATCCAACCGAATCCTTCAACATACCATTATCATCCAAATACTTTGCAATAAAGTTAGATGGATTTGAATGTAGTTTCTTTAATTCAGCTGCATCACCGGGAGAAAACTTCAATGACCTATCATCCACATTGAACTCAAAACCTTTGAACTCTTGATTGAACAAATCATTTGTTTGCTTTTCAAACCACTCTTTCTTCCGTTGATTCTCTTCCTCAATGCTTTTAGAGTTAGCTATATACTGCTTGTAAGCTTCAAGTTCTTCTTTCTCTTCTTGAGAAACAGTTCCCATTCTTGACTCAAGAGGTACTTTGTATTTTTCTCTTTCCTGATTAAGAAACCCTTTAGCTTCTGCAATAATCTTTTTCTTAGCCAACCTTGCTTTTTTGATATCTGAATCAGAGTCTAGGTCATCATCGTACCTGAACTCATCCATCATCATATCAACATCCTCATCATCAAGATGAGCGTTGGTTGACTTGAGATATCTTTTAATTACATCATCCTCGTGAAGAGAATCAATGTCTTCGTTAACCTTTAAGAAATCCTGAATGCCTCTTCCTGTTTCTTTCTTGTACTTCAAGAAAGCAGAAACGTCTTCAGGTAAATCCTCTTGGTTTCGCTCAGACATTAAGTCATCAAAAGATTTAATCTCTTTATTGAAACGCTTTCCAATATATGAAAGAACATCTTCTTCTTTTATCTCTTGAGGCGTAGGAGCTGGCTCTGGTTCTGGAGCAGGGGAAGGATTTGGATTTGGTTCTAAGTTCAATTCCAATTGTCCACCACTACCATTCAGTTCTTCTTCGTGCTTCTTGAGTAAAAGGTTTTCCATCTCTTGGACGCTCTTTACTTCGCCCGTAACTTCTCTTACTTTAATTTCCATTTGATTAGATTATTGTTGTTACAAATTTATACAAAAAAAATAAATGTTATCTCGGTTCAAATTCAGCTAGGTCAAAACCATCTAAACTATCCTCGTTAGACTCAAAATTAATCGGAGGAAGATTATTCTTTCTTTGGTTTATCAACTTAGATTGCTGAGTGTTCTGAATAGATACACGCTTATCTTTTGCTTTTTCTTTCATCTCTTCTTTTGTTACAGTCGTAGCCCCATTAACTTCTGCTAGTTGCATATTGTACTGGAACTCTACCTGCATCAACTGCTGTTTCAATTGAGCTTCAGCCTTCATCTTCTCAATCTCAAAAGCAACCTCTGCTTGTTTTATTTGCATCTTGGCTTGAGCCTCTTGTTGAATCTTAGCCATAGCTGTTTGTGCTGCTATTTGTTGAGACTGCAATTGCTGCTGTGCTGTAATAGATTGTTTCTGCATAGCCATCTTTTCCTCTCTCATCATAGTCTTCACTCTCTTCATCTTCAAGAGCTGATTGGCTAGCTTTAAGTTTTTAATCTCACGAATATCAATAGCATCCTCCAAGTTTATGTCTCCTTTAGACAATGCCATTTGTATATTGGCTTCAAGCTGTGCCTTCTGTTCTTCGTCAGGAGATACCTCAATGAAGATACCAAAGTCATAGACGTACAATTCTTTTATCTCATCTAAGATAGATACATTGTACTTGCCAATCTTATTCACAAAATCTTCTTTGAAGTCAGCATACTGAACAATGTCAGCAACTCTATAAGTAAGAGCCTCTGCTAAACTTCTATAAATGTATAGTCCTGCTTCAAGTATATGGCGTGTAGCTGTGTTTGAATTTAACGCAGCAAGCTTCTGTAAGCCAACCAAAGAGTTCGGGTCTGGGTCAGAACCATCACGAGCTTCGTTAAGCCCTGTAACGGTACGAATCATATCCATATAATGATTGTAGTTGGCGATAAGCATTTGAGTTTTGCTAGCTCCAGAGTTTGAAGTCAACTGAGTAATAGGAACTCTTGCATTATTAAACTCACCGTCTTGAGTGTAGGACCTACCGATAACGCTACCCGTTTGGAAATATAAACGAAGAGCATCTTCTGGGTTGTATGCATTCCCCGTTCCCAAGTCTACCTCATTCAGCCCATCGGCATCAATGAATACACCATCAGGTACGGTACGTGCAATAACTTGTTGCAGCTTCAAGTGAGTCAACTGAATCAAGTCAGCGAATGGAATCATTCTACGAACCAATGATTCAATAACTCCTTTGTACATACGTGGAGCACAAGCCACATAGTTGGGTAATGCGTGCTGGGAAGATGACTTTGGTCTAACCATGTTAGCTGACAACTCCCACTTCAAAAGATAGTTTGTACCCATAACCATTACGCCTGTGTACCAAACATCTATTTTCTTTTCTACTTTTTCAAATGACCCTTCCTCCATCATCTCTACTGGTGGATTGAAGCTGTCATCTTTTTCAATCATACGAATTCCACCGTTATCAAGTTTCTTCTTTTTATATACAATTGTTTTAGTGGTCTTGTAGTTGAAGTATAATAAGGTTGCGGTATCCCTGTAGAACAGACTATTCTCGTAGTATTGAGCCACGTTGTAGTAGTTGTACCAAGTTTGGCTGTACTTGGATATATCTTGCAAGTCATCGTTAGTTAATTTCGGGTCTATCTTTAATAACTCTGTAATAGGAAGAGTCTTAATCTCTCCCCAATAAAAACAATCTCTAAAGTAAGGGTCTTCAGTATAACTGTAAACCATATTCGCAGGGTCTACATACGATACCTCAACGCCAGCTCCCGGCAAGAAATCGTGTTTAGCAACGCCAATTCCAATCGTAGCAATATCATAGTCGATTCTTTTTCTTGTGTCTTGATAATGGTTCTCATCAAAAATAGTATTGATGGCTTCCTCTTCAGCTATCTCAATTGCAGGCTTGTACTTTAATTGCATATGAAGCTGAAGCTCCTCATCGTTCTCTGGCAACTCCTGAACATCCATCATAAATGGATTGACCCCTGATTCCTCTCTAATGGTCATTAAGATATCCTTAGCTGCCATCTGCCCCTCAACCATATTCTGATACTTGTTTCTCTTAGATAGAGACATTGCATCTTGAGCATACGCTTTAGGCTTGAACAAACGGTCAGACATCCCGTTAACAACTATGTCAATGAACTTTGGTATAATAGGTACTGGAGTCCAGTCTAAGTTTAAGTAAGACAAATCTCCATCAATAGCCATTTCATTCTTGTACTTCTGTGTGGATTGCTCCCCTCTTGCGTACAGTCTTAATCTATGAAAGTCTCTCCATTGACTATAATACCTACACTGATTCCCGTCCTTACGAAACCATTCATATTGAATAGCTTGCCCTATTTGTAGCCCGTATTCTTTAGTGGCTTTTTCTGCATCAGAAACAAATTGTCCCGGAAATGATGTAGGAGATATATCTATTTTAATTTCTTTCATCGGAGTAGTTCACTTATATTACCGTTATTGGAATACCTTGCAAAAGTAATGCTTATTTTGGATTGTTGTTTTTCAGGTAAATATACGTGTTTTTGATTTGCCATAATAGCAAGACCAGAACTAATTGATGCGTCAAACTTATTTCTTTCTTCTATATCAAACTTAGCCCAGTCTTCTAATGTTCTATTGAAAGGCATAATACCTATCTCATCAGGGTCTCTATAAGTACCAGCAAAGTCAAATCCAATATGCTTTTCTATGTATGTTTCAATAGCAGATGCGTGAGCTTGCTTTACATCCTCAGATGAGTTAGGTATCCCTCCTAACTCTTTCTCAGTCTTACTAAGCTTTGCTAACGGCTTATCAGGTCGATTCAGACTAAAGCCTCGGTATCCTCTATTTTTCAAGTGATACAGCAATCGTGGTCTGTTATTCTCTACAAGTATTGGCATTCCGTAGAATACGCAAGCCATCAATACTTCCTCAAAGAATATCTCTGCGGTTTGAGGACGAGCTATGTATTCCAAAAAAAACTGGCTAACCGGGGCATCCTCCATATGGAACTTAGTCATTCCGTGAAGCGACCCATTAGACCCCCTACCATCTACTACTGCTGATATATCATAAGGGTCACATCCAAACGCCCCAAGGTGCTCATTTCCGGGATACTTCATTCCATTCCTTTGAGCGATATTATTCTGCAACTCCTTTGGTGGAAACCAACTTACCAAAAATCTACCACGGCTATCTGGGGTAAACACCACTTTGCTATCCTTCTCCCCGTCCTTCCAATGGAACGAACCACGAGTAAGATGGTGCGATTCCATTTGAGAATCGTTGTAATCTATTTGCTGATAAATCTTAGTGAGGTTAAATATCGCCTGCTTGCTCTCATCTCTAAATGCATGAGACTCAGTTCTTGGATACTGTCGGTAGTATTCATTGAGTGCATCAGCATCACTCTTCAATCCATCTACCTCTGCCTCCCAATAATCAACAGCTCCTACCTTTATCCAACCTTCATCAATACCACGGATAGGAACAGATGGGGTGCGGAATACCGGCATCCCATATCGGTCTATAAATCCTTCCATGTTCCACTCCATAGGAATGAACAGAGAATACAACCCACTCTTAGTTTGACCGTTAGCATTGCGATGTGCAATGTTTGAATCCTCATACATATCCTTGAAGTTCTGACCACCTTTGCTCAAAGCATTTGATGTAGAACCCATCAAGCACTTACCAATAATCTTACGCCCCAATCGCAAACAAGTCTTTGTTACACGCCAGTTCGTTTTGATGTTAACAGGCTTTACCCACTTACCGCTTTCGTCATGTACCAATAACAACAACTTCTCACCGTCATATGAGTTGTCGTCTGTGTTCCTCCAGTCAATAGTGGTGTCCAATCCATCCATCTCCTCGGAGTTGATGTCGTGCATATTCTTCTTGGTAATCTTTGAGGCAGGGACTCTATAAGACAACTCTGTCTTTGGCTTGTCCATACCATCCATTATCGGTCTGAAGAAGAATGGTAGTTTACTATTGATAGGTACTACCTTGTCTGTAAACATCTTCTTAGCATCAGGTCCGGTCTTTGACAATATACCAACACGTGAATCCCTAGCCAACGTAGCAGTGTTTACGCATTCTGAAGATGCCATGAATGAAAATCCTGAACGTCTTATCTTCAAGTATATCATTCCAAAACACCTGTCATCAGCCTTGCACGCCTCCCAAAATATGAAGAGTATTCTATTCGCCTCACGATAATCTGGGTATCCTACATCTATACTGGACCACTGTAGGTAAAACCAATGTGCCCCCGTAATGTAGGTTGGCTTTCCGTTATTCATAAACCAATGCCCTTGCTCACGGTAGTCGAATTGCTTTTCAATATAATCTACCCACTTGTTTTTAAACTGAACGGGCATATCGTTCCATTGGAATGTAGATTGTATCTTCTCTAGTTCTCTGGGAAGTTCTTGCCTTTCCCAGTACTGCTCTTCCTTTTTAGTGTGTACTTGAGTACACTCTTTTGGGGATAGTGGTAATGCTATGATTAATCCAGATATGAATACTATTTCTCCTATCTCTCCGGTCTTGGATATGACAACCATATCGTAATCCTCATTGTACCCATAGGTCCATGATTTCAACCTGTTCTTAGATTTAAGAACTTGATTAGGGATATAATTTTCAATAACCCTATACAGATTATTATCTTGACCTTCTTTCTGCAAAACCTATTTTACTATCGGTTGTACTTACTCCTTTATCTAGCATATCCAGATTCTCTTTTTCAGATTCAATCTTATTGAGAATCTCAAACGCATCAAATATAGCTAATCTCTTTGTAGCTGCCGCATTCTTTAATCTGTCTGCCGATAACTCATCGTCTTCTCCCGTCTTCAAGATATCTTCTTTAGCAACTTTTATCAACTGCTCAATAGCAACGTGACCAGCATCAATGATATCCAACTTTATTTTCCTGATATCTCTCATAGCTTTTTAAGGAATACAACTTGAATTAATCTAGCATCATCTTCTTCTCCGTAGTTATCAAAGATAGCACGAGAGTGTTTAATAGAAGAATCAAATGCCACCATCCTATTGAACTTAGCTCTCACTTCGCAAGAGATTTCTTCATCATCATTATAGAATATAGTTCCATCATCTTTTGGTGGATTCTGAGTCAAGTACAGAATGCACGTAATGTCCCCCATCATTTCATCCGAATGAATAAAGGTTGGTTCTAATTGTTTATACGGAGACTTACGTATAAAGTTTAACATGACCATAGAGTCACTAAATAGATACGTGCAGTACTTCGCAAACTCATCGTATTCTCTTGGCTGAATCCCCTTAAATACTTTATCCCCATCAGGGAAATCTTGGAAATCGTTAGAAAATATTTCTTTTAAGTACTCAATAGGATTTTCTATTGCGTCATCAGATATCATTATGTTCATAGCCTTACTGTTATTTGGTGGTCGTAAATTCTGTACATCTTTTCTCCATCAACATCAAACTCATACTCACTCTCCGGCTGGAAACAAACTATATCTCCAGACTTTACACCTTTGCTTTTTAAATAGTCATTAGGATATGCCATCTCGCCCATCAAAGGTTCTTCTTTGAATGGTTTGAATATATAAGAATCAACTACAGGCATTGGCTTAACAAAACAAAACCGGTCATGTGAATTCCACTTGCCGTCTTGCTTGTACATAAAGAACTGGTCCAGCTCAATAAAGAAGTAGTCATCTTTAAAGAAAGACTTACCGCTTCTGCGTTTGCCTTTCATGTCATTATAGAACTTAAATACATTATGATGAACCAACAAAATGTCACCGGGCTTGATAGCCCCAGTATAACCTAAAGGCGTTTCGATAACTTCAGCGTATCTGTTTGAATACCTGTGGTCTTCTTCAGATGTACTGATTATAATATCTACCCCGGCTATCTCTTTGGTGTTGTTGTATCTTCTGTTCTTTACTGGTTTGGCTATAAAATAAAATGGTGACTTCATTAATAGTTGATATTATATTCAATTGAGATTGGAATCGTTTGAGAAAATTCTTTCCAAAGAACTACCTCTTTCTTATCATTGATGATATAGATTAAGATAGATTGTTTGGAAGGATTGTATTTAATCAAATGAATCTCGTTAGTCCCATCAAGAACTTTCTGACCCACTATATAATGCATCGCCCCACCTTTATAGTCAGGACCAACAGCTATTTTTCTTATATCCATTTGATTTGATTTAATTTAATTTAACAGCTTATTGAAGCTGCCAGATGGACAATGCCGCAGATGGTGTATTACTCCAACCGCTCAAGTTGGTGTGCGGATATAGACCGCCTTGGTTTTGACCCCCTCCTGTACCAGATGCATCACGCATAATCTCAAAAGAAATAGTAGTACCCACTGTGGTGATAGTCAACGGGAAAGTTATTTCATAAGGATTCACAGTATCTGGAGTATCTAAATGGAATGCCGTAACAAAACCCTGTTGAACCCCGTTTACTAAAAATCTAAATAGAAATATAGAATACCCACCTGATGACCCTTGACGCTCAATACTTCCGTATCCATTTATTAAATAGACTCCAGTCTGATTGAAAGTAACAAGACCACCAGCACTTAAACTTAAAGCTGGGTTAGATGTAGCACCTCCAAATGTAACTTGAGTAGCCACACCTACCCCACTTGGAGCTTGAGCTACTGTAGAAACAGCTTGAAGCACTGGGGCAAATTGAGTAGTTTCGTTTATCAATGCAGCAATATCCGATAACGGATAGTTCTTTGTATTATTTGAATCTTCAGCATCAGTTCCAATAAGCTTATCGGAAAGCGATGGGGTGCTGTCTACTGGATATGTTGATATTTTTGCCATCTTATGTAAGTGTTAATAGGTATAAAGTTTTGTAAATCAATGCAGACATCTCGTCTAGTATGTTCTGTAAACAAGATGGGTAGTTGTTATATTCAGATTCAATAATCTTAGCCAAGCTTTTCAAATGAGCGATTGCATCTTCGGCAGTTGATTGGGGAATGCTTAATTCCTGTCTACCATAATAGCCAAAATATGATTCTACAAAGCTATCAGTCAAGTCAAGGATGCCATCATAATAAGCGTTCAATGCTTTATGTTCAGCAAAAGACATTGTTTTTAAATGTTGCAAATGCATTATGTCTCTCGACTGAAACAATATGCCTATGAATTTTGATGGTGTCATTTTAATTTTATTATCAGTAACAAAAATAATACAATTGAAACAATTACTAACCACCAAGGGTAATCCTCCTCTTTGATGGATACTCTTGGTGGTAATGTTATTGTTTTTGAAATAGTTATAGTATCTGGTTTTTGCTTGATATAGGTCTTTATTATATCGTGGTCACGAATAATCTTTATCCTAATACTACCAGTGTCTATGGTAATTGTATCGTGAACCTTGGTATAAAATTCTTTATATAATTCAAGCGTGTCTCTTATGATAACAGTATCAAACTTAACTACCTGTGGCTGGCAAATGCTTGAATCTTTCTTGCAAGCTTGCTTTAAATGCCACTTAGCAGAACACGATGTGAATAATATAGCAAGGATTAAATACCTCATTCAGATTTTCTATTTGCAAATTTATCAATTGATGTGAATCCTAAAGACAATACAGTTACCCACTCAACCGACTGAACTAACTCAGCACTCGGAGCAACCTCTTGTGGAGATAAAGAATTGTGAGCCATTGTCCCAAATAGAACAAACGCTCCAATGATTCCAACGAATCTCTTGGAACTCCACTCCCCTTTGTCTCCTTTGAATATCTCTAGTATTTTTTTCATTTTGCTTTTGCTTTAGGCTTATCAGCTTTAGGCTCTTTAGCTTCTTTAGACTTAGGAGTTACATCTAAGTAAACAGTCTTACCATCCTTCTTAACAGCCTTCAAACATTTCTTTCTATTCTTATCAGCTGCATAAGATACGTGAACCCAATCAGGATTCTCATCAGTGCCAAACTCCCATATGACTTGGTCGAACTCTAAGTTCTTTACAATTGCATTGTACAACTCAGCATTCTTTTCATTCAAGTCAATATCAACAGCTTGACCAAACATATGCTGGCTCATTGAAGCTCCACCAATGTATGCATTCAATTGACCACTGCGATATCCGCTAGTGATTTTGATTGGGCAGCCCATTAATTCACGAACAGGCTCTAGTACATTTTCGCACAAAGCTTTTAAATTCTCAGTGTGCTCTTGAGTAGGCATATTATTTATACCACGCTTTTGAGCCGTTACACTACTAGTCATTTCATGCAACGAAAAGTTTTCAGTTAATTTCATTTTCCTTGTCCTTTATAGGGTTTGATATAATTTTTACTTTGCTTCAGCTTGCTAGTCTTAGTCTTGGCGTGAACACCGGGGCGTGATACCTTTGGCTTAGACTTGAACTTGCTTACTACTGTATTTGATTTAACCTTTGCCATTACTTTAATATTTCAGATTGTGGTACTTTTATTTCCATTAACATCCCACCATCTACTCTCTTTACTTCCTTCCCATTGTTAAACAATATAATCGTTGGAACAGCCTTTACTTTCAACTGGTCCTTGATGTATGGAGGGAACTTGTCCAATGATAGATAATAGTAATTAACTCCCGGAGTATTAACCCATCTATAAGTATGGTCCTTGTTCCACTCATAGTTTAATTGAACAACTGTCTTCCCTTTAGTAAGGTCAGGAATTGAACTGCCTTGAGGTTTAGGCTGAGAGTTCTTGATGAAGAATAAACTTATCAAGGCTAGAATCAAAACGGTAGCTATAGTCTTCATCTCATTAGCCTCTCTTCCATTTTTTCAAGACGCTGGTCAATCTTGTCAACCTTCTTGTCTATGTTGTCAACGGTAGTACGCAAGAGCTGGTCTTTCAGCTCATACTCCTCCTTGGTTACAGATGGCTTAGGCAATTGCTTTGCCTCTTCAATATCAGAAGATAGCTTATAGTAAACACCCATAGTGCTTATTACTCCTGCGATAATCACAATTAAAAACTCAAGTGTGATGTTGAATCTAGTCGACTTGTCTATTTCTAAAGGTTTCATTTTTCTGTATTGATGTATTAATAAATACCGTAATAATTATTAAGGTCTATATTCATTGCTGAAACATTGCCTAGCTTACCACTATTATAAACTATAACCTCATTTATTTCTCCATTAAAGTACGCTCCATTTGTAGATGAACCAGCAATATTTAAAGGTATTGTAGAAGCTGCTGCTGCTAAAGCAATTGATTTTGAACCTCCAAGACTTCCATTTAGATAAAGATATTGTGTTGTTCCCTCTACAATATTTGTAAGTAATGCATAGTCGGCACTTTTAGTTACATACAATTCACTAGCTTGAGGGGAAGAAACTACAGCTTTAAATTCAGAATAATAATTATTCAATAATAAAGCAGTTGCGTACTGATAACCATTACTTGTAGCAAAGTCAGCACCTCCAGCTATAAAATAATAATTACTATTTAATGTTGTATATGACAATGTTAATATTGTCATTGGTATCTGATTAATTGGTAATGCACTAGCAGTAGCCAATTTATCATTTACTCCGTCAAATAGCATTGTAGATTTCCCATTTCTAGTTATCATTGTTCCCCCAGACACTATTTGAGGTTGAGCAGAATTACTTGCTTGTGTTGCATCTATTCCATTCCCAGATTGGTCATACCAAGTTTTCACAAAACCATTATTGCCCAATCCCACAAATGAAAGCAAAGAACTTGTGTTTAAGTCTCCATTACCTGAGAATCCTATGTCTTGTTCAGCGTTATCACTTGACCTACGAACACGAATTGCACTACCTGTATACCCAACTCTTAACTTACGCAAAGAATAAGCAACAGTAGCTCCGGGATAAGCATCCAAGAACGCAAGCGTTGTAACTGTAATGGTATTTGAGTATCCAGTTAGTGGCATTGGTTATTCAGTTGATGGTAAAGGTGGGGCTGGTGGTGGAACATATTCCCCTTCTGGACATTCAAGAATCCAAGCGTACTCTGTTGTAGCAACTTGTGATTTGTCTTCATCTGTAAGGAACAAGAACCATACTCCGTTCTCGTCTTGAACACAATTAAAGAATTCATAAGGGGCATAGAATTGTCCCTGAATTTGTTCGTATTGTTCTACTGTTAAAATATATCCTATCATACGTTTCTTGATAATGTTGTTTGGAATATTAAATTTATTGAAGTGAAATCATTTACCTCACTTACGGTTAAACTTTGATGTAATGCAAACAATGAGTACTGTCTATTTGAATAAGCTTGGAATCCAGTACCAGTATCTCTAAGACAACCTAAAGGAATACTCTGATTCAGAGTAGTAAGGTTTGTTGTTGAAATACTTGTGTTGCTACCAATCAATACCGCATTTCTATATGCACGTCTATCATTAGCAGCTCCTGTAACTCCAATATAAAATCCATTACTTTGAGTACCCGGAGGAGTGTAAGCAGGTCTGTCTGCAAATACACATTGTAAATGCCATCTCAGACCTACACCACTATAGTTTAAGTATACGTTATGCCCTATACCTCCTGATGCTTGGACTCCGTAGTCGTACATAACCGCAGTACTATTGGTTCTACTATACAAACTAGCTCCACTGTTAAAACTAGCGAAGTTAGTCGAAGGTACAAATCCAGTATCCATATAAGTAGATGCTGCATTCCCTGTAACTCCTTGGCTAGTAAATGTCCACCCTGCTGTAAATGTAGCAGTAAACGAACTGCTTTTTAAATTTTGAGAACAGGCTGCTGCACTAGCACCTACCATTGGGTATATAGCCTGAATCTTAGCCCAAAGATTCGCAGTCTTTAAATCAATAGTCATTTGATTCACAGCAATTGGTTCAGCACCAGATAGTGTGCCACCTGCTGTATATACTCTATCGACAAAAGCCTGAGCATCTGCATCGCTAACAATTGGTTTATCTACTTGACGAGACAACCTTGTTTGGAATGATTGAACATAAGTATATAGGTTGCTTGCCTCAGCGTCTGTCAATCCATCTCCAATAGATGCGAACGCACACTGTTTAGTTGAGTAAGCCCCACCAGTGCCAAAATCATTTGATGCACCTAAGTATAAATTAAATGAACTTAGTGTTAAGGTATATGAACTACTATTTGTTCCTACTATACTATTATTCTTATATATTTTTGCTAACGAACTTGATGTTCTACTACCTATAAAGAATCCTGAAGATACCTGACTACCTCCCAATACATTAGATGCAGGAGTTGAATTCAATGTCATGTATGTTCTAGGAGATGCAACACTACGATTTAAAGCAAATTCAATCCCATTTGCATATCCTGTATTCCAAGAGCCAATTTCAACACCATCATTTGTGGTTGTATCAGTTCTTGAATAATAACTGATGTGAGTAGAACTTGCTGTTAATTGTGAACTTGGCATCAACCCTGTGTTCATGAATGCACTTGTACCATTTGGAGTTACCCCAGTACTTGCATAAGTCCATCCACTTGAGAATGAGCCAGTGAATCCTGCACTCCTTAAATTCTGAGCACAAGCAGCAGCACTAGCCCCTAACATTGGATAGATAGCTTTCATCTTTGACCAAAGATTATTAATCTTTAAATCCGTAGTTAATTGACTTACTGAGCTTACCTCAGCATTTGAAAGCGTACCACCTGCTGTATATACTCTATCGATAAAACCTTGTAAATCAGCATCAGGAACAATAGGAGTACCTACCTGACGAGACAGCCTTGTCTGGAAAGTTTGAACTATCGTATATAGTGTAGTTGATTGTGTATTGGTTATGTAATCACCAAATGATACAAATGCATATCTTCCGTTATGTACCCCATAAACATCATTAACGGCTAAAGTATATGTAGCATTCGCTGGAGTATAGTTAACAGAACTTGTACCTATACTAGTGGTATTTCTCCAAGCAACTTGTTCCCCTGTTCTTGCTCTTCTATTAAAAAATCCAGTTCTTGTTTGTGAAGCAGGTCCTATCAATGAAGAAGTGCTACCCATGTAACTTTCATTCCAGTCTCCTCCACCCCAATAGTTATAACTTGGAGCAAGTACTGCGTTAAAAATAATAGGATAACTACCAGCAGTTGTATAGGCACTATTCAAGTATGCGGTTGCTGTTACAGAAGAAGTTAATTGTGTACTTGGATTCAAGTTAGTTTGAAAATAAGAACTAGTACCATCCCCAGAAACACCTAAATTAGAATAGGTCCAACCACTTGAAAAAGAGCCAGTATAACTCGAACTAATTAAGTTCTGTGCACAGGCAGCAGCACTTGAACCAACCATAGGATAAACCGCTTTCATACTTGACCAGACCCCGGCATACTTCATGTCTAGGACCAAGGCATTTACTGACGTTCTTTCTGTTATTGTCAATGAGCCACCAGCAGTAGTTACTCTATCGAAATAAGCTTGAGCATCTGTATCATAGTCAGTGTTTGCTCTAACACGATAGTAATATGTTCTATTTGGGATAAGTCCGGTTACTGTGAAGTAATTGGTATATACAGGCTGGTCCTGCAATATGAAACTGCCGAACGAACTACTAATACTTACGTCAAGTAAATAGTACACAGCCCCACTATACACATTCCAGTTTGCAATAAACGATGTATCCCCAACGCCTGTTGCAGCAGTAGCCACAGGTGCTGGGACAGGAGCAGGTCCTCCTGACAATACGTTCTTCCCTACATATATGCCTATCGCATTTAACATATTACCAAAGTGCTACTATGTTGGAAGCAGTTGTAGATGTGTAAATTTGTTTTACGTTTACTGGTAAGAATATCCCAGCAGGGACAGCAGTGAATGTTACAATATCATCACCAGCAGTCAATACTGTCAAATTACCGGTAGTACCAATGTACAATACACAACCGGCATTGTTATATGGAGAACCAAAGATTTGAAAGAAAACAGAAGATGCTGTGAAAATATTTGCATTTAATGTTAATGTGGTTTCACTATTAACAGCTATAACCGTAGCGTATGTGTTTGTTGCTGTGTTCCAAACTACATCACCCACTTGTACACCACGTGTTACAAACAACCCTGCCGAAGCAATAAGTTGGCTAGCACCTGTACTTGTATTTGTTTGCTGAACTTTAAGGTTCACCGGGCAAGGAGTCAATGCGTTATCAGAAGCATACACGTTTAGTGCACGGCTTACTTGTAATTTAGGGGTTGGCATTTTCTTTATTATTATATGGGAATATTCTGTTTAATGCATCTCTACGCTCCTTGCAGCCACAAGGCTTGCCGGTAGCTTCAGACACTTTGTCTACTACTTTTTTAATTCCAGTGGCTGTGGTAATCTTTTCAATAGTATCACCCAAACCTTTGCTCTTGTTGTTTTCCATATTTGCAAATTTATATATTTTTCTTGATTATACTTTTGATACTCTAGCACCCATACCCACTCTGCTCTTCTCTGCTTTCTTTGCAGCAAGTTTGCTAGGACTAATTTCTGATTTAGTCTTGGGGGTCTGAGCCGACACCCTCTTGGTTGGACGGCAGTATTCATTCTTGCCACCAGCTCCACATGGCTTGCCACTCTTTGTGTCTACCCACTTCTCATTCTGCCATCTCTTTAAACTCGTACCCTTCTCACTCTTGCGTACACTGCCAGATTCTTTCCGGCACTTGGCAATAGCCTGAGAAGCACGAGCCGATGGGAATACATCATACTGGGCTTTTACTTTTTTATAGCAAGCATCTTTCATTAGTACTTCCCTCTCCTACTTTTTGGACTGCTCTGAGTAGAACCACCCGGTCCTGCCCATAGATTTTTACACGCCCAGTATCTGGGTGTTAACTTGTTTGTTGCAGTATCACAAGAATGACGTGCCTTGAAAGACTTACGAGCAGCAGGTGAGTAGTTATGTCCGTATCCTTTAGCACCGAAATGCAAAAGTTTCTCCTGCCCGTTGGCACAAGCTTTTACCATTTTCTTCTTTCCGGGACGGTCAGAAGCCACTGGTTTGTTGCACGCCATTCTTGATTTATCTGCCATAAGATTAGTAAGATTTTTTCTTAGCCATCTTAGCTGCACCTTTCTTGGCAGCCGCCATTACTTTTGCAGTTGTTCCTTTACCAGTAGCTTTTACCTTACCGGCAGCTTTCTTACCAGCAGGCATCTGCATCACAGAAGCTTTTGGTAATCCGTCCATTGATTTTCCGTTTTTCATTTTATTTTTTCTTAGAGGGTTTTGCTTTTCCAGTAGCAGCTTTAACTCGCTGCGTGATTGGTGTGTTACAATTACTTGGCATAATATTTTAAATTTGCTTCACAAATATAATAGAATAAAATGAAATCAGATTATCTCAAGTATTGGCGTGTGATACGCTACTACGTCAAATCCAAGTATGGATTGAGTACCGCAGAATTGGAAACACTATTGTTCTTGTACTCAGAAGGTTACTTCGATAGAGCCAAGTTCGATGAGTTCGATAATATAATACCTTGGGATGTTAAGAGATTTGAAAAGCTGTTTGCTAATGGATGGATAGTACACTTTCGTCAACCACGTAGGAATATGAAAGCCATCTATGAACTATCCCTGAAATCAAAAAGATTAATCGACTCCGTTTATAAGAAGTTGAATGGAGAGGAGATATCAATCAAAGAAAGTACCTCCCCTATATTCAAACGGAATGTTAAGTACACAGACAAGGTGTACCGAAATATGATAATGGATATGCGAAAAGCTACAAGACAACAACAACGTCACGCTCTTGAATCACAGTCAAGTGCTCTTGATTGATTACCATCGTAAAGCCGTGAGACTTGTCGTAGAATATAACATCGCCTTCTTTGATTACTGATACATCAGTGCCGGGTTTAACCACCCGTGCTTTGCAATATCTGAAATCATTTACATCTTGTGAGGTAAGGAGAAGACCGCTGTCGGTCTTCACCTCTTCCTCAATCAATTTAACTAAAATATATTTTCCTATTGGTTGCATATGGTTTAAATTTTAAGTGTGTACTCAAGTACACTGTTAGTAATCAGTCTCAACCCATATTGGAGTGTACTCCCCAACGTAAGCCCCAGACACATTGTAGTAGAAATAGTCAGTGGCATCAATGTCATCCATCCCCTCTTGCTCCATCAGTATCTCAATACACTTCAATACGTCATAGCATACACGAAACGTGTTGACATCTACCCCGATGATTGCGTCATCGAACCCATCAGCAAATAAGATGGGCATATCGCCAAACCTTTCTTCGATTACTTCTCTTTTATTACTTGGTTTCATAGCTTCTTGCCATTGTAATGATTGCGTTTGTGGAAAGAATTGTCACAGCTACGCTCACTGCGTTCTGTAATGCACTGCGTGTTACCTTCAATGGGTCAATAACACCCATCTCAATCAACCCACCCTTCTTATTGGTCTTGATGTTGTAGCCTTCGCCCCAACTTTCCTTACCATTGTAGATGTCAGTGACGCAAATGCCTGCGTTGTTTAGGATTTGCTCTAGTGGTGCTTGAATACCATGGCTTAATATCGCCCAAGCTATGTTCCCTTCCACCGATTGGTCGCTATCTTGCCCCAACATATGAAGGTTGTTGCCAATATGGTACAATGCTTTACCTGCACCGGGTAGAATCCCTTCCTCAAGGGCTGAATGTACCGCACATACTGCGTCATCTACCCTATCGTACAGCTCTTTCTGCTCCAAGTCAGTGTTACCACCCACAAAAATTACCCCAACGCCCCCACTCAACGAGCCGATACGCTCTTTGATGAAGTCTTTGTCCGCTTTTTTCGTGGCTTTGTCGTAGGCAGACCACAATTGTGTGAGCCTCTCCTGTATTTTCTCACCATCAGACCGCACATCGGACCGGATGATGATGGTTTTCTTGTCGTCAATGATGACTTTGCTAGCGTGACCTAGGTCTCCGTAGTTCATTACGCTCAAATCGTCACCAGTTTTCTCCGAAAAGTAGTTAGCACCTACAGCTAAAGCGATGTCCTGCATCAATTCATTCTGTCTGTACCCGAAACTTGGAGGAGACACTACGCAAATCTTTAGGTTGTTCTTCATTTTGTTAGCAACCAAAGTGTTTAACATATTCTGTGAGCAGGGAGATATGATTAAAAGCTTCTTGTTCTCCTGAATCACCGGCTTTAGTATCTGCTCAATCTGCAACACCGAGTTAATCTCAATGTCCGTAAGCATAATCATCACATCGTCAAAGACACATTGGTCTTTACCATGCTCGTTGATGAATAGGTTGCTGGCATAACCACGGTCAAACTGCAAACCCTTCGTGCTCTCAGAGTATGTCTCAGTACTTTGAGACTTCTCAACAGTTACAATACCATCAATCCCAATGTCATTGTACAACTCAGCAATAATCTTCCCTATCGTTGTGTCGTTGTTGGCTGAGATAGTAGCCACATCTAATAGCATCTCAGGCGTTAGCTCAATGCTCTTGCTGTGTAAATACTCCACCACCTGTGCCGTCAAGTCCACCAACTTCTTAAAAACCTCAGTCTTGTTCACGTTTGGATTGGATGCAAACTGTACCAACCCCTCCTTAATCAATGCCTCCGTCAATACAATCGCTGTGGTCGTACCATCACCAGCTGATGTCGCTGTACGCTCTGCCGCCTCTTTCATAATACGTACCGCCATGTTCTCAACCGGGTCTGATAACTCTACCGCCTTGGCTACAGTTACACCATCCTTAGTAACCGTGATGGAATGAGTGTGCTGGTAAGACTCAATCAGTACCGTGTTACCCATCGGTCCTAATGTACTCTTTACTGCGTGAGCAATCTTGTTGATGCCCCTGATAAGCTTCTGCCTACCTTCAT